GTTTTCACGTTGTTTTCACGTTCGAGTCAGATCAAAAAACGCTTGCAATTCTAAATAAATGGCCATACAATTATCCCAAGAGGTGAGGCGATGGGCCAAGCCGGAGAGGGGAAGGCAGATGGGCTGGTTCTTGGTAGAAAACACACAAGCCAAATTCTTCGAGGCATTGACCTCTTACGAGGTCGATGGAATCAAAGCGGAAGTGGCCGCCTACGGTGACACGTTGACGGAAATCAGTGATCGCATTATTAAGATCGAAAATCAGGACGGCCAGGTGGCCTACCTGGTTAAAGCAGACACGGATGGCGTCGTATGCGCCGTGCTCCAGGCAGCCGGGCTGAGGGCATGACAGCAGGCCGCCCCAGGGTCCCCGGCACGGAAGCCGGGCGGACCCCGATATTCAAACTCCCGCTGCCCGACCCGATGCGGGCGGCAATCCTGGCCGAACTGGCGCGGCAGGACAGGACCCGCCGACAGACGACCTCGGAATGGATCCGAGAAGCCATCGCGGAGAAGTTGAATCAGTCCAGCCCCCGCGCCTAAATCTTGCTGGCGGCACTGGCAGCGGACACGAGCAACTGGTCCGCCAGGTCGTGCCATTCGCGCCAGTCGCCTCCATCCTGGCACACCGGCTCCAGTCGGCGCACGACCGCAACGAAGGACGGGCCAGGGTACAAGATTTCACGCTGAGTTTTCACGCTGGGAAAATGCGAATCCAAGTATCGTGAAAACCGCTCGCAACCCGCTGTAATCATTCAGTTTTTTGGTGGGCGCGGCTGGGTTCGAACCAGCGACCCCTGCCGTGTGAAGACAGTAACCACTGAGTTTTTCCCTTGTTTTTCAGCACCTTACACGGTTCCGCCGCGTGAATAAAGCGGCTGAACGTGACAATTGAGGCCGGAAACCGCCCCCCAGTTTTCACGTTGTTTTCACGCTGAAAATAACCCCTTGACGGCTGAATACAGGTGTAATACACTTGTATTCAACAAGCGGGATACCCCCGCAACCCGCGCCTCGGGGATCAGGGGCAGGAGAGTCCCATGACCAAGATTTACGAAGTGACCATCCGCCCACTCGGGCGGGAAAATTTCGACCTGGCCGCCGCGTATGCGGCGGCGGCGGCCCCTTCCGTCGAAGGGGATCAGGGACAGATAGGCGCCTACTGGCGGTGGACCGCCACCGCCCGGCCTGAATTGCCCCCCCCACCGGTGGGGGTCCGGGTGGAAGGGTGGAGTTGGGAGGCGGGGGCCGCCGGCGGCGGGGAGTCGTTCTACCCCTGCTAGCCAACACAGCCCCAGGGATGGGGCAACAAAAGGAACGATCAGATGCGGGTGCGAGATCGCCGACCTATCCCCAGGCGGATGTCTGGATGATGGGTGCCTACCCGGCTATCGCCACGCACATTCGCAACGCCCCGAGGATTGGATTATCAGCACGTCCCAGGACCCTGTCCCGGACGAAGAAATAGACGCATGGAACTTGTGGGGGCAAAGGTAATGAGCGGCGGAAGTTTTAGCCATGCGTACATGCGTACCGCGTGGTTCGCGGACTACCTGCGAAATAAGTTGGATGAACAAGGCAACGCCCACTCCGGCGGTGACTACCCGCTCCCTGTCTGGCCGCCGGAAGTAGCGGACAAACTAGCGGAGATCGCCGACCTTGCCGAGCACGTATCCAAGCTCATGAAGGAGGCTGAATGGCTCTATTCGGACGACACGGGGGCGGAAACGTTCATGAGGCGTGTGGCGAAAATTGAGGCAAGGCGCAATGCCCACCATCCATGACCTGATCCGCGCCCGCATCCTGGTGCGGGTAATCGACGGGGCACTGGGCGACAAGCGGGAGCCCCTGGACGCCCTGCGCGCCTCTGAATGGTCGCCAAAATTTGAGCGGAGGATGCGCGAGGGATTGCTCATGGGCCGGTTCCGGTACGGCGCCATGGGCCGGAAAGACAGGCGCAACTACGATCGTATCGGCTCGGCGCGGAAGCGGCTTGCTGAGTACCTTGAGACTGGAAATCTGGAATTGCTGTCCGATGCCGCGAACCTCTGCATGCTCGAATTCGAGCACGGCACCCATCCGCTCAAACACTGGGGGCCGGTGGATGACGGGGAGCATGTGCAGTTGACGGACGAGAACAATGCCTAGCCCCGCCCTCATCCCGCTGTCGTCCGCCGCCCAAATCCTGGGGGGCGTTTCGACCCGCACCGTCCGGCGTCTGATCCAGGACGGGGCGCTGTCGGCGTTTCACGTTCGCGGCAGGATCATGATTCGCGCCGCATCGCTGGCTAGTTACCTGTCCCAGCCGGGATCCCCGCATAATCCCCCTGAGCTAGATACTCAGGAGCCGCAATCATGCCGCGCCGATCCAAGCGGGACCACGACGGGATCTTTGCCCGCGCCGACTCGCCATACTGGTGGGCGAGTTGGACAAGCCAGTCCGGCCGCCCAACTCGCCGCGCAGAGATAGCCAAGCCAATTTGATCCCCGCCGGCATCGTCCGGCAACCGGGAGCCCCGCCGGATTTCTGAGGGCAGGAGATGAGAGCATGAACATTCGTATTTACCGCTCGTCCGAGTACGTTAAGGCCAAGACTATCGAGGTGGGCAGCAATGCCCCGGACTGGATCGATGTCCAGATCGACACCACGGGTCTGACCACCGAGGCCAAGACCATGGTGGTGGACTGGTACGGGAAATTCCCCATGCAGATTGACCAACTGTACTTCCCGACCGCCAGTGGCGGAAATGAGCAAGTCAAGATTTGCGCCGACGTGGAGTCGGCCGAGGTAGCCCCAGAACTGGCCTCGGAACTGCTGATGCAGGCGATCCGTGAATCGGCCAAAGGACGCGCCCGGTATCTGGCCGAAACGGCGGAAGCCAGGGCCAAAGAGGCGGCCGACCGCGCCGCCCTGGAGGCCAGGCATGACGCCGCCATTACCGCGTTTCTGGCCGACCCGGAGTATCGTCCGGCCGGCGGGTTCAACGACCCCGGCAACGGGATCACCCTGAATATCGCCGATGGCAGGATAGACCACCGCCACCCCAGGTGGGGCGATTTGGTCGCTGAGTATCGCGCCCGCTGGGCCGCCCAGGAGGAGGCGAAAAAGGCGGCGGCGGCAGAGTCGGCCAAGCGCCGCCGGACCCAGTTGGATGAATGGGTTGCTGCGAACGGCACGGACGGACAGCGCAAGCGCAAGGCTCGCGGGCTTTTGCCAGATGATGAGATCATCGCCAGCATCCGAAATCAGGTGTTCGCCCCGCTGGACGCCCTGCCGCGCTACCAAAATATGACCGAGGAGGAGGTCCAGGATAACTACGGGTGCATCCTGGAAAATGACTTCTCCGGGATGTCGGCGTCATACGATGTCGAGGATGCCGAGTCGGCCACCGATGAACAGATGGCCATGATCGAGGAGATCGAGACCCGCCTGCCAGGGTGCGAGGCAGTGCTAAGGAAGAACAAGGGCTACCTGGATAACACGTCCGGCTCCCAGGATGACCAGGCCGCCCTGGTCCGGTATTCGATCCGGGCGACCATCCATGTCGGCGCCCTAACCCTGGCTAGGTCCTACGCTGCCTAGCCGAAACCAAAGCCCCAGGGAAGGGGCGCAACGTGGAGCCAACCATGGGACAAAAAAGAATCAGCATCTACTCCAGCCCCACGCTGGAGCGCGTAATCAACGCCCGGAGCAGGGGCCAGGACGAAGGCGGCCGGTCCCGGTCCAACATCGTGACTGCGGTCCTGGACCGATATGACCAGATGATCCTCCGCGCCATGCCGGTACTCACGGAGCCGGAATGGCACCTCATTTTTGACGCGATGAACGGGACGATTACCTGGGACAGCGCGCAAATGCTGTCCGGGTCCGTGCTCGCAAACGTCCAGGATGGGATCGCGATCGACGGGCTGGACAAAAAATGGCTAGTGTACGGAACCGCCCTGGTCGCCAAGCTGGGCCGGCTGGAATATCCAGCCCAGGTCGCCCTCGTGGACGCCTGCGAGAGGTTCTGGGAGTTTTCCGGCAACATTTTCGGGCCGGCCGACATTGTCGGAGCCCGGTGCGTGACCAAGGAATGACTGACTTGAAAGACGAAATATTCGTCGGCAATGCCGACCAGAAAGCATGGCCGAAAGATTACCTGCGGCACCTAAAAACGCTACGACTCGGAGATCAGGCAGTCGACCTTGACGGCAAAAAGCTCCCCACAGACTATGCGCTACCCATGCTCCTATGCAGGAGCGAACTGCCGGAATACAACAGAATCATGGAGCAACGCATGAAGAAAAGGTAATCCCCGCAAGATTTCGGAATTGCCAGGGCCAGGGACCAGGCCCTATAATTTCAGTGCCAGGAGGGAAACCTCCATCGCTGAGACGCGCTAATGCTGGCCCGCAGCTAAGCCCGTCAAGAAGCTGAAATCAAGCGAGGCTCGGCCCCGGCAAGTGTCGGTCGGGGCAACCGCCCGGATTAAGGGTGCGCCCAGATGGGCAGACGACGGATCGGCCTCCCAGCCGACGGCCTCTTCGGAGGTGGCTGGGTAGGCCGATTTTTTTTTGCCTGGTCTGCAAATAATCGCTTGCTTTTACGCCCAATGGGCGTATGCTTTGAATCGTGGCAATTGAGCTACGACCGGACCCGCCGGGAAATGCGGGAGAGAAGACGAGATGAACATCAGAGAATTCGTCACCCTGCATCGGGTTTATACAGCCCATACCCCAGACGGGGACCCGATCTATAACGAAAAAGGGGATAAAACCAACCCAACCGAATACACGCTGGTGTATTCGGTGACCGGGGACGACGTGGCGGACACGATCAGCCTATTTCCGCAGCTAGAAGCCGTCCATTTCAAGGATGGAACTAGCTTCACCGGCGATGACATCGCTTCCAGGTACTATCAATACTGCGAAGCGCACGGAATTTCACCAGAGTATCTGGGTAACGACACGGAGGTCAACTACACCGCGATGAAGCAGCACGACGCCAAGTGCCGTGGCCGATTCGTTCACGCAATTGCTTTCCTGGCCGATTACGAATGGCCGCCAAGGAAGAACAAACAAGCGGTTAGAAAGTTAATCTCGACCCAGATGCGGGAGATGGAAGGCGACGCTTCCCTGAGACTGGCGTACCAGTTAGATGGGGTCGGTATGCGAGGCATAGCCTGCGACGCGGGCTATGCGGCGTTGAGGGAAATCGGCAAGCAAGGAGTGCGGAAATGAAGCCCGCCCCAGCCGACGTGCGGGCCTACCGGGAGCGCATTCAAGCCCGGTTCAACCTGGGGATCACCCAGGCGCAGGACTGGTGCGCCAAAGCGGTAGGCGCCAGCCGACGAGGCTGGCAGCATTGGGAGTTCGGCGACCGGGCCATGCCAAAGGCGGCATGGGAGTTGGCAAAGATCAAGGAGACCGCCTAGCCTCTCCTACCAATCCAAAACTTCCCCCGCCCTCTCCTGAGTCAACAGGCCCAGCGACACCAGGTAAGCCATGCCGCCCTGGACATCCGGGTCAGATTGCAACACCTCGGTCGCCTTGTTCAACAGATCCATGAAATCCACGACGTAGGGATCCTGGCTGGTCCGGATGGCAACCCGTTCCGGCGCGGTAAAGCGGCGAAGGAAGGTGAGGGAGGAGATGGTGGGGTAGGAGGGTGGCGCCACGACGGCTTCCCATTGGGAGCCGGTCCAACGCTGCCCAAGGACCGCTTGACCCTCCTCGAGGGGGATCATGTGTTCCTGGGTGATGGGATCGGCAGAGCGAGTGATGCACACGGCCTGCTGGTTGGAGTCGATCTGTGCGTAAAGCGGCATTTATTTGTACTCAATGACGGTCCAACGGCCAGACAGACTCCTATATGTGCCTGCTACGCCGCCATGGATTCGTAGGGTGGTGCTGTTCAGTAGATATGCCTGTCCCGTTTGCCCAAAGAGCCTAGCAGCGACTTGTGCCTCGCCGACATTGTTCGACCCAATCCCGGCACCAATGTTAGCCACGACAAAGCATTTACTCACTGTCACTGAGCTGATGGTTACATCAATATAATTGGCTTCCGGAACAGTGCCATTAGTCGTGGTGGTGGTATCGACAGTTCCGGTTTGAATGCTCCTGACGGGAGAGGATATAGTACTGATTGCTGCATCCAGATAACCGGCCTTGACATCCGTCCATGTAGCGTTGGACAGTGCCGTACTGGCGGGTGCCCGACTGGTGATAGCGGCATCTAGGCTATCGAGCTTTCCGGCCCGTGTTCCTGTCCACGTTGCCGTGGTTAGCGCAGTGCTGGATGGTGCCCTACTGGAGATCGACGCATCCAACCGATCCGCAAGGGTTTGAGTCCAACGATTGAGGATCTTAATGACCGATCCGTAAATGGGGGCTAACATTTTGTTTCAGCTCCAGGTTGACCCGGTGCAGTAACCATTGCCGTCATAGGCATAGGTTTCAGTTCCGGTAACAGTCCATGCTCCCCCGTTATTGGTGGAATACTGGTGGACTGCCGTTGCAACGAGTCCTGTTGAGTAGGTGTAGGCGATCTTGACCTTGTTGCTTCCGTTCGTCCAGGTTACCGAGTCAGGGGCCGACAGGTCAGCCCCGGCTACGGCAAGGTTCCATCCTGGCACTGCACCCAGGGTGATTTCCCGCATAATTGCCACAAAGCCCGCGTTGATCTTCGTCATCGCCGAAGCGATGGTATCCCCGCCAGGCAACGTCAGGTCGATTGCCGTAAAACTCACGCGACCACCTCTCGATTTTCCAGCCGATCCAGTCGGCGGTTAACGTCTGCGATCATCTGTTCCAGCCGATCCATGCGTTCGGCCAGGGTTTCAGTGTCGGCGAACACCAGGGCGCGACTGTTGGGATCGCGCACCCAGCCGGTTGGGATGTTGGGGGTTGTCATCATGTGGCAATCGCTCGCAGTCTGCGGACCCTGGGCACCCGGAGCCGGTCCCCGCTGGCTGCCAGGGCTAACTTGACCCGCAGTTGGGTCGGATTGGAGAGTCCGGAGACCAGGTAATAACGCTCGACAAACTCGGGATTGACCGTCGTTTCCGATACCACAGCGCCGCATCCGACCCAGTTGGTGCCGCCGTCAATCGAGTAGTAGGGCGTGACCGAAGTCCCGGACGGTAGGGACACGTCCAGATAGACCCGCAAGCTGGTGTAGGCGGAAAGGGTGGTTTCGCGAGACACATAGGCCCCGGTCGCATCCCATTTGGCGACCACCAGGCCGACGGCGCCGAACAGGGACGGCGACAGGGTTGGGGTGCCGTTCAGCCGTGCCCGGACGGATAGCGAGGTCAGCATGACCCCCATATCCACCAGGGTGTTAGACGGGATCGACTGCCAGGCGCCGGCGCCATTGGCCTGCACCTCCCAGGCCACCGAGGTCCCGGTGGGGCTGATGGCGGACCCCATCAGGGTGATGATGGACCCATCGACCGTGTGAGTCCCGAAGCTGATGATCCGCTCGTCATAGCCGAATTCGGCCCGGTACAGGCGGAACTTCAGATCCTCGCTTTGGTGGGCGGTCCAGGTGCTGGCATTGGCGGACGAAAACATGACGCCGGCCGCCGGGTTGGCCAGGACGGTCGCGCCGGTGAGCAGGTCCGCGCCGCCCAGCCGGGCATAGTGCAGATAATACTCGTCGCTGTTCGACCCGCAGACGATGCAATATTCCTCCCCTAGTCGCAGGTACGCCGGGGTGGGGAAAACCACATGAGTGGCCGCGCTGCCGGTCGAACTGACCGACACATCCGCAGGGATTAGGCTTTTTTCGGCCAGGATAGCGGGGCCGGGATAGCCGTTTACCATATTGCGGATCGACACCACCGCCGGGACGTTCGTCGTACTCTTGGCGCCGAAATAAAGGTCCACGGCACTGACAAACAAGTCAGATGGCGGTTCAAATGACTGGCCGACTGGGTCCGCAGACTGCAACCGCCTCCCATGCCGGACCCGCGTAGTCGCTTCCAGCCAGGTGTTCAGCCGACCGTCGATCAGGTATTCCGTACTGCCGGTGTTCAGGGTATTGAAAATCTGGACATCGTGGGAGCCCGAGAAGGTCCCGGCCGGCACATCGAAAGTGGCCAAGAAGGCACCCGCACTATCGGCCCGCACGGACTCAGGGATGCTGCCGGCCAGGGTGCCATCGCCAGGAAATAGCGGCACCAGGACCCCGTCCAGGGTCACCCGGAGATCGTCCGAATAGGGCAAATAGCCGCTGCCGGCGACCGTGACCGTTTTGACCCGGCTGGTCGCCTGGATGGCGGTTTCCGATACCAGGGACCGATCCGTCCACTGCTCCCACCAGGCCCAAACGACCTCATTCCCGACCCCAGTAATCACCTCCTGGTCCTGGGATGTCTGGACGGTGACTTCCTCGACCCAAATATCGGCGGGGGGCGTCAGGGCCAGGATGCCGCTGGAGTTGTACGCGGAATAGGGATTGGCGCAAATCTGGTGGGTGGCGAAATTTTGCGCCGAGAAGGCCACCTCGGAATAAGCCCGCAGGACAAAATGGTCCTGGTCGCCCAGGTCGTGGAAGGCCACCGAGAAATTCGGGTACAGCGTGTCCAGATGGTCGCCGGCAACGCCAACGGCACAGGATAGCTGCGCGTGGCCAACGTCCATTTTGGAACGATCTCGGAAGGAGTCGGTGAAAATCGCCTTTTTGGACGTGGACAGTTGCACATTGATGGCGGCCTGCTCCAGGTCCGTGACCGCCATGTTGTATTCCAGATCGTCCACCCGGTTTCGCAGCTTTTGAAGCTCCGACATGGTGAGCCGATACCGCTCCGAATGCAGAACGGTCACCGCATCCACGTCGGTATTGGCCGACATCGCCAGGGTGGCAATCGGCAACGTGTCCGCCGGCGCCGGCGGGGGTGCGGCAAATAGGCCGGGGGTGCCCTGCACGATGGACAGTTCGCCGCGAGGCGTCATTACCAGCAGGTCATGGCGCGGCAAATAGTTCTCATAGGTGACATAAAAGGCGGTATTGTGGACCGGGTTATCCCCGGCCGGAGAAAAATCCAGGTCCCCGCCCGCGAGCAGGTAATCCGTGGTCGCCACCATGGGCTTGATGTACCGCAACACGACGGTGTAAGACGTGCCCGTTACCGGCTCGGCACCCCCGAGTGCCCAACTGACGGAGTTGCCCGACACCTGATAATCAACCCCGACCACATAGGTCGTAGCGCCCTGGCTCACCGACTCGATGCTGGAGATCGGCGTGTAGGGCATGAGGTCCGTGCCGTTCGCGGTGCCCTTGGTGATCGTAACGGTTTTCTCGACCGTCGCCGATACCGAGGAGATTGCCTTCACCGGCGGGGTGGCCAGTGTATAGAGGTCGGTCCCGGTCAGGAAGGTGTGCGGTTCGTCCGTGACCACCCCAGTCCCCAGGGGCCGGTCCAGGGCCAGACGCACCGCCGCCGGGAAAGCAAACTCGCTACCACGGACATAGGCTTTGCCGTCCGACACGATGACCCAAAACTGATTGGCGTCCTTGGCTTCCACCCGGCAGCGCAGACCGCGAACCAGATAGTCCCCGGACTCGTCGAAAGTGCGCCGGGACAGGGTCAGGGCCAGGTCGGATGCCGCCGGCTGGGGGCGGTAATCCGCCGACAACAGCCCATCTTGCAGGGCAAACAGGGGCACAGCATCGGCCGCATTGTTGGTCACCGCGAGACTGTAAATCAGCCGGTGCGCGCCGGCATACCCGGAATTCTCCCAGCCAGAGGCCGGGTCATGCAGGGACGGGTCCTCGGATTCGGTCACAATGGAGGAGGTAAACCGGAGCCCAATCACTTCCAGCCCGGTCCCGGTAACCGCGACGGTGCCGCCGGGAAAGTCGTGGAACACCCCGGCGAAATACACCTGCCCCTCGGTGAGGCTGGCCAGCAAGCCGGAAACGTGCAGTTCAATACCCCGGATGACCTGCCCGTCAGACCAAACGGTTTTCCCCAACTGGTGCAATTCGTCGAACAGGACCGACTGCATTTCGTTGAGTTCGGCCGACTGAACGCCGCGCCCGGCCAAGAATTTTAAGGCCTTCCAGCCCTTGGTCCGGGCATACCGATCATAATAGGTGCTGGGCATGGCGTCCTCAGAATTGCAACAGGTGGGCGATCACGTCCAGGGTATCGGCCGCCCGGTAGGTGGGCTGGCGATTGTCCAGCACCTCCAGGATGCCCGGATCAGTCACGTCCGCCGGGAGCAGGATCCCCGCGCCGGCGCCTCCCGCCTTGGTCAGGCCAGAAAATAATGCCGCCTGTCGGTACGTCACCAGGGGAGCGGCCACCCCATCTAACTGAGATTCCACATAAACCTGGGTCGCGCCCACCGTGTAGGCGTCCTCGGGGGGCACCTCCAAATAGGTATCCCCGCCGAACGTGATAGCGCCGCCCGCATCGGCCACGACCAGGCAAGCCTTGGACAGGGGCGCGTAACAGATGGGCGTGTCCAGCCCGGTCGCAATGATTGAGGGCGCCGGCGGGGCCGTTTCCACGTCCCAGGCAGCCGTGCGGCCGATGCCGATGTATTTGTTGGTCGCGGCCAGGAACCGGAGTGCCTGCGCGACATGATGCGATTGGGTCAGTGTGCTCATGGGCCTAGAGTGCTATCACGACGACTGCGCGATTTCTGTGCGCGCCAGGAAATAAAAATGGCTCCAGACGGCCTCGGTCAGCGCGGCGTTCGGCGTTCCCACCAGATACCCCAAGGCGTCCAGATCCCCCAGGCGAAAACCTTGACCAGCGTAAAGCGCAGTGGGGGTCGTTCCGCCGCCGGGAATCTCAAGGCGATAAACGGGAACCCCCAACTCGGTCAGGACGAGAGGGCCATAGTGATAGGTTCCATCGATCTCGGACAGATTTAGAATCGGGACGCCACTGATTTGGTATCTGCTGGTGCTGGATTCCATGGCCAGCACAGTCCCGGATGGCCCCCAGTGCGCCCGTCCGCCGAACAGGCCGAAAAACAGCCCGTCGCAAAGGTCACCAGGGGCAATCCCCAGCGCAAATGGCGCGACAAATAGCAGGGTCCAGACACCTGGTTCTGGTAGCGTTTCCTGGTAATGGCGTGGCGTTTCGGTGCGCGAGTCAGCGCCCCAATAGACATAGACCCAGGCCCCATTGATTCGCCAGCCCAGCATGACCGTGGTGGGGGGATTGGCCGGGTCTATGCGGACCCAGTTCCACAACAGGTGGCTGGCTGGGACAGCGCTGGCCGGTAAATCAATCACGCCCTGAGCATGTCGCGCACCGACAGCCAGCAGAGATCGATGAGACCGCACCGAGTCTTGCAGCACCCACAGGAACGGCTCATTTCCGACTGTAGTGGCGCCCGCAGGAATAGCTCCATCTAGGACCAGGCTACGAGCGAAACCCGCAGGGCGAGTCTGTACGGTCTTGGAAATCTGGGTGGAAACGGATACGGCGCTGGCATCCAATGCAGCCAGGTTGGCCGGCTGGCGATAGCGTGGCAGGACCCCCGCCGCCCGGTGCCGGTCGGTCATGGCCTGTACCGCCGACCGATCTGCGCCGGACACCTCAATGATGCCGTGGGTCCAGTACCAGCTATCCCGTAGCCGGTCCCGCGACAAGCCCGGCGCATACCCGGAGCCATGCAGGACCCGCGTCCAGGGCTCGAATACCGACACCGGCGCCTCGGCGATCTCCGTAAGGGTCGCCTCCAGCGCAAAGCGATTGTTCCTGGGGCGCAGGATCTCGAAAAAGATTCGTTGGGTATAGGCAGCGTCCAGTTCCCCGTCGCGCCGCTGGGTGCCCAGGTGGTGCCCCCAAAGATCGGCCCATTCACCATCCGCCGCCAGGGGCGCCATTTCGGCCAGGGCCAGGAGCAGATCCGCGTGGGTCGCCTCTAGCAGCACCCCCAGAGAATCCAGCAGGAACAGGATCGGATTGGTGGTCAGGAACAGGTGGTCGCCGTTCGACGCGAACGCAGTCCCGGCGCCCTCCATCAGGGACGCTGCCAGCAGGTGACCGTGGTCCTCGGACTCGTAAGCCAAGGTGAATCCCTCGGCCTGAATGGCATCTGCCAGTTCGGTCAGCGTCAGGGCCGCCAGGTCGAATACCACCGGATCGCCGCCGGCGGGCGTCAGTGTCAGCGTGTCCCGGACCACCGACCAGGCCAGGTCATCCGGGTCCGCACGGACCCGCAGGACCAGAACCGGGTCCGGGTACAGGTCGAATACCCGGTGCAGGTGCGGGATGAGTGCGGAATGGCGCATTAGGAGATGTCCAGCGTGCCCGGCACCGGCATCGAGTACACCGGAACCAACAGGTTTTCTTCTGGCACCACCAGATCAACCGACGCGACGCCGGTCACTCGCAGCAGTTGCGCGGTCAGCAGGGACACACGGACGTAATCACCCGGTTCGACGCTGGCCAGGTAATCACCAATGGCCGCCACCGCCCCGTTGACCATCGCGGTGTCCACCGTCCAGCCCGGCAGCGGATTTAACGTAACCGTGACGTTAATTGGAAGCAGATTCATACGCTGGTACACGACCTGGACCCCGGCCGCCCGATAGCCCGGCAGCCCATCGGACCCCTCGATAGTGGCCTCCACCAGGGCCAACAGCGTGTCGCTCAGGTCGCCGCCGCTACCGTAGAGCCAAACCTTCACCCGGCCCGGAAGATCCTCCTCCAGGCCCACGCGGGAGACATATTCGGTAATGGCCCCGTCGTCATTGACCAGACGACAACTCAAGGCCGCATGCCGCAAGGCGGTTTGCGTTCCCCGCGCCAAGGACTCCAAAAACAGGACGAACCGATCCCGCCGCTCCCCGTCCGTTTCCTGGTCCCGCCCCGAGGTAATCGCCAGGGCATTGACGACCCCGCCGAACCCGGACACCGGCGCGACCATCGAGGTCACCGTGCCGGGAAGGGCGTTGCTGGCGGACCCCGGCTCGACGGCAAGCACCTTGGCCGCCACCGTGTTCTGGACATCCGACATCGTGACCGTGGCGAGGACGGCATACAGCCGGTCGGTGTTGGGGATCTTGACCAGGGTCCCGGCCGGCACGTCATGGGCGCCGAACCCGCCGACCGACCGCGAGAAAGTCACCTCGCCCGCAGCATAGGCCGCCGGCAGGCGCCCGAAATCGAACCCCTGATAGACCGCCGCCGGGATGGCATCCAGCAGGCCATTGACCAGTTCGACGTAGAAGGCTTCGAGTTCAATGGCCGGCGCCTCCAGCAAGGCCCGCGCCACCCCGCCCACGTTGTAGTCCGTGATCTGGTCCTGGGTGGCCCGCATCCGGTTAACCATACTGGCCAGGATGGAAATGAAGTCCTTAGTCTGGAATGCCATGCGCTTAGCCTGCTGGGAAAACGAGGTTGGCGGTGACCGGCGAGCCCCCGTCAATAGGGACCACCTGGACCGCCAGCCCGATGGTGTCGCCCGTCCGGGAGAATTCCGCTTGGAACACGCGGGACACGCGGGGCTCGACCTCCATGGCCTCCATGACGAAAAACTGGGCCAGCAGTTGCACCGCGTCGGTGTACTTTTCGCCCAGAATCTCGCGGACATGGCAGCCGTACTGCGGGTGCCGCAGGATCTCGCCCGGAGAGGTGGAAATTCGGTGGGAAATGGCTTGGCGCAGGTTGTAGAGCCCGGCCACGACCACGAAATCCCCGTTTTCCGGGACCATGCGCTTTTTGTCCAGGGCCACGTCCGCGCCGTAAACGCTGTTGGGATCGGAAACGGCGGTAAATGTCCGCCGAACCGCCGGGATGCGGATCGTGTCGCCGTATTTCAGCAGTTCGCCCGGCTGGGCATCTTTCTCGCCCTGGGTCGCCACCAGATAGGGCGCGCGTAGGGCGTTTAGGCTGACCAGTTCAATCCAGCGGCCGGCATTCCCCAGTTCACGCAGGGCAATGGCCGGCAGGGTGTCGCCCACCTGGATCTGGGCATCACGCCAGCCCGTGACCCGCGAGACAAAATCCTGATAGGTGGTCATGCGGACACGACCCCCTTAGCGATTGGGTGGAGGACCATGTCGAGGACATCCTCGATATGGTGCAGAGTGGTCATGCCGTGACGACCCCCTTAGCAATCAGGTACAGGGCATCGACCACGCCTGCCGAGGACGGCACCGCCAGGGGATCGACGCGCAGGACCACCACCTGGGTTTGTGCCTCTCCGGTCACGCGGGCGCCGATAGCGGCATTCGCGTTGGCCTGGGTAATCTGATCCAGGACGTTGATATTGCGGTGCAGGCTGGGCGGTGACCCGCCGCCGGTGGATGAGCACATGCCGGAGCCGTTCAGGCTGGCGAGGTTGGGCGTGGAATCCGCGCCGGGGATGCCGGTGCGGATGGTACAAAGGGCATCGCCCAGCATCAGGCCCACACGGGATCGCCGCGCCTTCTCGACGGACGACAGTCCCTCGGCATTGGCGAGCCGCTGGTAACCGTTGGCTCCTGCCTCCAGCAGTGTCTCAATCACCACCGCCCGCTGGCGAAACGACTCGTTCGGCTGATACACCCAAGCCGCATCCAGGGCCGCCAGCAGGTCGCCAATCTTGTCCAGGTAGTCCCGCAGTTGGGGCGAGGGCTCCAGCGCAGACAATCGCGCCAGGTCCCCGGCCAGTTCCCGAATGTGCGCCCGCGCGGCTCGTGACCGGCTAGTCCGATCCGCAATCGACCAGGCAATCGGGTCGGTGGGCGGCAGCCCCAGGTTAGCCAATGAGGCCACCGATCAGTGAGGACACGCCGCTTTCCTTCACCACCGACAACTTGATAGAGTACTGGTGCAGAAGCGGCTTGGTTTTGCTGCGCTTATGCACGAATTCAGTGGGGTGGACCCAGGCCATGATGAGGTTCAGGGTATCGACAAAAAACAGCCGAACCGTGTCCGGGTCCTGCCCGGAATTGGACGCCTCCAAGCGGCGCCGGAAATAAGTTTCGTAGATCAGTTCGCGGAAATTCAGGAACCACAACTCACCCGGAATCAGCACCCCGCGCCAGCCCGTGTTTCCGGTCAAATGGATGGTCTTGATGCCGACACCGAAATCGTCGATCCAGGCACCGCCCAGGGTACTATGCACCACGGACCTGGAAGGGATCTCGTAGCTCAATTCTTCTGGGCGAATGGAGAAGTAGTGCAGCATGGGCAACCCGCCGCCCATGAGGACTAGAGCAATCGGCCGGACTTTTTGGGAGATGGGGGATGACATGCCCCCATCGTTGCGTCACGACACTATGAGGATTGGGGCAATGAAACGAGGACTGCTGTTAGGAATTGCGCTGGGATTGGTCGGCTGGATGGGTGGCGCGATGGCGGAAACCATCGCTTGGTGCCAGGACGTAACCCTGTCAGGCACACTGAAGAAAACAGCCGTCAAGCATCCATTCAACGGGGAAACGTCCACAGTGCTTTATCTGCGGCTGGACAAGCCGATCTCGATACAGCCGGGGGACTGCGGACTGGACCCATGGGACACGCACCCAAGCGAAAAGGTGGGAGACGTGCAAATCTGGGAAAAGGACAACAGCCTCAAAAAGCAGATCGGCAAGCACCTGGAAATGGCCGGAGAACTCTCGCCCCCATGGAATGCCAACCATGTGTTTCCGGCGATATTTAGTCCGCGACCTGAAGTATCCCGTTGATGTAGACCGCGCCATCCAAGGTAATAAGCGGCGCCTCCAGGGCGATGCTGGTGATCGCCTTGATCTTGATGTTGCCGCTATCGTCGCATTTCACCACCACGTCACCGCCGTTAACCGCCAGGACAAACCCGCCCTTGGATTTGTTCTTTTTTTCGGTCCAGGTGCCGTGGTAGCCGCT